ATAATATTTTTTAAGTGTTGTATCACCTAAAACAAATTTTTCACTATAAATAGGATATCCCATACAATTTAAATCTATTTCTAAACCTGTATCAGCATCACATTCAGCATTAGCTAAAATATGTCCATTTCTACAATATCTACCTCTCCACAAATAAATTTTATTATGAGCCATTTCAGCAGCACTAGGTCGTGGTTCACAATCTAATAAATACCTTTTATTATCACCTAAAAGTGTTGGTCCATGAAATACATATTGTGGATAATTAATAAAAGTTTGTTGTAATGGAAATGCAGGTGTTTTTACGTCAGTAGCTTGTACAGGTGGAGTAAAAGTAGTGACGCTGGGGGTGGCTACGTAGAAGTCTCTCTCAAACTTCATTGGTAGTTCCTCAATTTCACCCTGATTAATCTTAAATAAGGTATTTTGTTTAAATGAAAAAACTGTAGTATCATCACCACCAATAGCTTTTAAAGATTCTTTAATACTACTAATATAAACACCACCATCAGTTTTCCAATAAAATAAAGGTCTTTCTTCTACATAATTAGAAAAATCCTTAGTTGCACCTTTCCAAGCATACAATGTGTTAGGTTCACTAGTCCAATAGAAAAGTAACGCTGCACCACCTTTATATTGTTCTAATACTTTCAAACTAGAACTATCTTTTTTAGTTGCTAATGAAATAATCTTTAATAATAATTGACTATCAATATTATATTTAAAATCTTTCATTTTAAACTGTTTCTCTAAAGCATCTTCATTCTTTAAAGTACCATTGTGACAACCTATAAAATAAGGCTTTCTTGTTGGTGATGGATTATCCCCTCTAAAAAATTCAAAAGGATGTGCATTTTCAGCAGTATGCTGTCCACCTGTAGCTTTTCTAGTATGAATAATAACTGTATTATTTATAGAAGGGTCTGGAATTTTATTATTTTCCATAAAGTTAATCCAGTTTGCATTAACACCTATTCCTTTATAACATTTATCATCCAAAGCAATTCCACAAGAATCATCTCCTCTTGCAATATTATACATACCTAATATTTTCATATTAGCCATGTTTGGTGGAATACTTCCACTATATCCTGCTATTCCACAATACAGTTTAGTTTTATCAGGCTTAAATCCCAAAAACTTCATTGCAAAGTGAAACATTATTAACCCTAACCATAACTGTATTAATACCATATTATTTTAAATTTTCAATTTTATTTTTAATTAATTTATTCAACTGTTCAATATACTTTTCTTCTGTAATTTTACCAAATGCTGGTGCCGAATTAATTTCAATAACAATGAAGTCAGGATCTTTTCTTTTATTACCATCCTTATCTTCACTACTTTGAATTCTTAAATCTACAGCACCAATATCTAATCCTACAGCTTTTAAAGCTTTAACAGAATGTTCAACACATTTTTCCCAATTAACAGGTTTATCAAATTTTTCATTAGATTCTACTAACCAATTACAATTGGAATCATTTCTAAACCATCTATCTTTAGCATCAGATTTTAATACTTTACGACAAGTATAGAAACAACCTTCTTCAGTAACATGTAATCTATATTCACGATTATATGAATAATAAGATTCTAAGTAATATCTGGTTTTATTCAATCCTGAAATTACAGTATCTCTAAGAAATTCAGTCATTTCCTTTTCAGTAGGTATCATTTGCATACCAATACCTTTTTGTCCAAAAATCTTTTTAGCAATCATTGGATAAGGTAAATCTTTTAAAGCAATTGCTTTATTAGTAGTACCTAGACAAACTTGTAAGTTACCTACAGTATCATTAAAGAATGTATACCATTCAGATGTTTTCACACCTGCCTTATCAAAAGCTGTTTTCATTAATACTTTACTTCTACTGTTATTAACAGCATCTACAGTATTAATTTCTACAAGTTTTACAGGTAATGTTGCGAATATTTCAGAATTTGGTGTAATACTACCTAATCTGACAACACTTTTTACCTTTTGAATATCTAATGTTTTATTCTTTGCACGAAGATTCTCAGCACTATCATTCTTAGTTCTAATATTTGGTCTATATCCAGATACTTTTTTCTTTTCAATAGTAGTTTCAGTTACCTTTTTAACTACTTTCTTTTTTGTTATAATACTCATTTAATAAGCTTTTTCTTTTAAAAAATTTGTCCAATCACCTGATTTTACTAAATTTTGTTCATTTACACCATATTCATAAACGTAAATGTCACAAGGATAAGTAGTTCCTTCAATTTGTATAATTTTAGATACAATTTTATATCCTGCACCCAATTCCATAGCATCTACCTCATCTTTTACACTATCTGATACTTGAATTAAGTCTACAACTAGTTCATCATCAATACTTCCTGATTCTTTAATTGCAGGATAAGCACCTAATGAATATAGTTTAAAACCCGTTATCTTAGTAGTTGATATATACTCAAAATTAGATCCAAAATAATTTTTAAATGCTTCATAATTATAATTACCTTTTCGTAAAGACCCATATGTTAAAATATAACTCATGTTGTAGCAAGTTTATTAAGATATTGTGTGTAAGCCATAACACCTGAATAATGTACTATTTCATTTAAAATACTATTAGCTGTATAATTACGTGTATTTACATAACTAACTAAATCACTAAATTTAGGTAATGTTGGTAATGTTTCTTTTAATTTTTGCATAAAAGTAACTAATCTACCTTTATTTTGTACAAAATAAAATCTATCATCAGCTTCCATACCATAATCCATTTTTGGATCATTTAAATATTTAAAAATATCATCACCTATTTTATAAGTTAAACAATATCTAATAAGTAGTAGATATACTGATAATAATACAGGACTTTGTATCCATTGTTTACTAAAATGACAAATTGCAATTGTTTTATCATCATCAGTTACAAAAACACTTTTATCAAATCCTAAATACTCTTCATATGTATTAATATAATTTTGTACATTAGATAACATATCTACTAATCTAGAATCTGTAACACCATAGTTTAATGCTAAAATTAATTTACTTTGTGTAGCAAGTACTCCTGTATAACTATAAGTATACTTATAAATAGTTAATTCTTTTTGCATTAACTCTTCAACAAATACAACATCTTGTAAAAAATCCTTACAACAAACAGCTCCATTTGGTTGAATACTATTATAATTATCATCAAGAAATTGATAACTTAAACCCTTTTTCTTACCAATAACATCTGTATTCACATCATATATTATGATTTCATTACCACAATATTTTATATTCTTCCCCATTATTTTCTTTTAAAATCTCATTTATTTTACTGAAATGTTTACATCCATAAAATCCACCATTATTACCTGAATATAATTCAGCAGCAGGATGTGGTGCTTCTAAAATGTAATTGTTATTTTGACTGATATATTTTTTATATGTTTGAGCATCCTTACCCCATAAAACATAAATTATACCAGTATTATTTTTAGATAAATATTCTAAAAGATATTTAGTAAAAGGTTGCCAAGTAGCCCAATGACTCTTAGTTAAACCTTTTTCTACTGTAAGAGCTGTGTTTAGCATTAACACACCTTGTTCAGCCCATCTACTTAAATCTCTTTCATCTTTTTCATCATATGATTTTGGTAATCTTAATCCATCATAAACATCATCTTCTACTTCTTTTAATATAATTTTTAATGATCTAGGTGTATGAAAATCTAATTTAGATTTTGGTATATAGCTAAATGATAAACCACATGCTTCAGGTTCACCTTTTATTTCTTTTACATACGGATCTAATCCAATCAACACAACCTTTAAATCATTATATTTTGTATACTTAAAAGCATTAAAACAATCTTTATTTCTTGGATAAATAATTTTACCTTTTTGTCCCTCCTCTTTTAGAAACTGTAATATTTCTAAACCTTCTTTAGATTCAAAAAAAGGTATAATAACCTTTTCCCAAGACGAATCTATTAAACTACTAATCTGACTCATATATTAATTTTTTAAGTAATTTTGTTGATTCTTCTTTACCATATTCTTTATAGTAATCAGATATATCTTTTTGACCAGATTCTTCAGGTATAAAACCATAATTTAAACAGAATTTTTCTGACAATTTTTCAGTATAAGCCTTACCTTGTTTGTCATTATCAAATAATAAGATAACTCTTTTAAATCTACCTGTAATATGCCTGATAAAATCAGGATTAATAAATTCACTTTCACTATGAGTAGCAACAGCATTATATCCCAATCTATATAATGTCATTACATCTTTCATACTTTTAGTTAAAATACATACATCTCCTGTTTCAGGTAATTGGTCATATCCTTGTATATCCCATTCATTATTAGCATTATTTTTCCATTTATCTTTTTTAGTATTAAATGGTGAATAAAGTTTCATGTTATCAGTTCTAGGAAAATAATAACAATAAGTAGGATAATCATCTGAAGATATTCTATGTAAATACCCATTCATATAAAGTTTATATACTCTATATACATTGAAGAAATTAAGAGTATTCATATCTATTCCATACTGCTCCCAATAAGCAATATCTTTAGATGTAAACTCTTTTCTTACAATTGAATACTTAATTTTATATCTATCACTAACAGCCTGATAAGTTTTTACAGATAACTCTGGTTTATAATTGTCTGTTTGACAATCTAAATTAAAATCCTTACAAACTCTTTGTAATGCATTACTATAAGTAATACCATAAAGTTCTTTAACAAAATTAAAACAATCTCCTTGTTTTTCTCTATAATCTTTATACATCAACTTGTTGAAATAATTATTAAAGTAAATCCCAAAAGATGGTACTTTATCATCACTTCTCAAAGGACTAATGTATATTTTACCTATATCAAAACTAAAAGGTACATATCTGCGAAATATCTCTTCTTCAGAAACTCTATTTAATATTTTATCAGTTAATATTCCTTCAAATACATTAATATTTTTAGTTGTTAACACTTAATAATTTATCAATTACAATTTTCAATTCATCAGAGGCTCCATTATTATAAGCTAATTTTAAACCTTGTAATATTAAGTCATAATTGTTAACATAAAATAAAATATCTTCAACCCTTTCAGCTTGTGCTGTATCTTTTTTATATACCCAAAAATCACATACATCTTCACAAGTATTATCTATAACATTAAATTGATTTTGAAAGATAGGATTAACTACCCAAGGTAACTTATGTTTCTCTGTTTTTGTCATAATTCTATTTTAATAAAAAAGGGGAGATTTCTCCCCCCTCTTTCAATTCATATTAATATGATAAATCTGTAACAGTTCCTTGTGGAGCTGCTTCTACTTTCTTATAATCATAAGGATTTGATTTATCAATAGGTTTTAATTTCTCAGAACCTTCTGCAAGTGAAGCAAATGCACCAAACTTAGAGAAATGTAAGTTTACACCTACACCTTCAGTTGCTTTAGCATATTCTTCACCTGTAATACGTCCAAAGAAATATTTACCAGATAGAACAGGAGATACCTTATCTACAAGTTCTTTAACATCCGAAGCTGTAATAGTATCAACTTGATCTTTCACACCTAATTTAGTAGCTAAAATTGCAATTTTTTCAATGAATTCTGACACTTGTGATTCATTACCTAAATAAGAAGTTGTAATTCTTCCTACAGGTCCAGATGCACCATCAACTTCTTTGAAATTAGGATCTGATACAGGTTCTCCTGCACAATGAAATACTACTTGATAACTTCCTTTTGAAGATACTTTAGTATCAATATTATTAATTTTAATCTTAGTTACCCCTATTGTTAAATATGAGCTAATCTTTGTTGTTTCTTTTACTTCTACGTTTTTTGTACTTAACATTATTATTGTTGTTTATTTGTTTCTGATTTAGGAGTATCAGAAGACTCATCTTTCAATTTTAATTCAAATGTGTCAGGAAGAATAGGGTTATCATTATAACTCTCTTTACCAGCAACATATCTATCAATATAATCACTAATAGATCTTTCAGTATCTTTTAACCATGTACCTGATGAACCATTTTCACTACCAACACGAATGTATTCAGGTGTGCTAATACCATCATCATGTAAAATTACTTTAGTAATATTATCACCATACTGTTGTTGTAACGTAGCAGCATTTGTATAACCTACATTATATAATTTCTGTTGTTCAACATCTTTATCAGACATAACTTTTTCTACAGATTCAGAAGGATTTGGTATAGTTGTATCTGATTTAGATTCTAGATGTAAATCAGCGAGTCTCATTATATAAGGGTCAATAGTACTCGTATGAGGTTGTTTACTTTTAGGTGTATTATATAATCCTGTATTACCATAATCCCTATAAGTTTCTTTTACAGGTTTAATTTCTTCCACATTATCCATTAACCCTGATACAGGATTTTTTCCTAGAAATCCATCATAATGAGATGAAAATGCACGCATTTCCTCTATTAAAGATGTACTAGATTTTTTAGTAGCCTTTGGAGCTTTTACAGCTTTATTTGCCATAATTTCATAGAATAAATAATCAGGATTATCTACATCTTGTACTACAACAGGACTTACATACACTTCAGTTTTATTAAAGTGATTATTTAAATCTCGCCATTCTGCAACAGATTCAATATTACCAGCTTCATTTACCTCATAACCTTCTTTATCTTCCATCTCACAATACACATAATGTGTATTCTTATCAGCATCAAAAGCAAATCCAATTCTGTTAGATTGATGTAATAAAGTATCTCTTAAAGTAGCAGACAAATATAAGGTACTTCTATCTTTATTAAGATTAATTACCATATTTTCTTTATACTTATCAGGTACATGTGTCTTACGAATTTTCTTTTTTACAAGAGAAACTTTTTCAGGACCCGTTTCAGGAATAAGCACTACAGAATCAAATCTTATGGTATTACCTCTCCAATTTGGATATGCATAATGAGGGTATAAATCACTATTTCTTGGATCTTTAAAATCTAATCTTAATTCATTAAGACTACCTTTCATTTGCCATATTTCTGCTTTATCATCAGGTAGACTAATAATAGCTCCTATTGGATAATTATTACCACCAATATTATCAATTACTTTAAATTTCATTGTTTCATTTTCTTATTTTAAAAATATTTTATTCCAGTTTACAGTTATATTTCCTTTTTCATCTTTTTGTGAAAATATAAATTCTGTATCTGTTAAATGAGATGCTCTACTTTTAATAGTTAAGTCTCTCTCATTAGTTTTAAAAGATAACATCACTGTGTTATTATCTTTTTTGTACATTGTACCACAGGCATCAACATCACGTAATAAATCCAATTTACACTTACCTGTTAGTTGCATATCACTAGCTTCTAATTTCACACCATCTTTCATCATAGAACCTTGTTTACTATGTGCAATCCAGATAATGGCATCAGAAACTAATCCTTGCAAACTTGTATATAAGTCATCCCAAGCTTTATTAAGCCATAGATAACCACTTTCAGGTACATCACTAACTACATCATTAATAATAGCACCTTTATTCATCATACCCTTACCTACTATACTATTTTTAAAATCAATAGTAGCTTTGGTACGTCCTAATTTTTCTAATGCAGTTACATTATATATTGCTAGATATCTATACACAAACTTACATGCTTCTTGATTAGCTTTTGTAATAGCTTCAACAGTTTCAAAGTGTGTCTTTAATAAACTTACACCTGCAAGGTTTGCCTCCTTAATAAGATTAAGTTTTAATCCTGATACTTGATTAGAACCATTTTCATAATCTAATAGTAAACAGGAATCTAGTTTAGATACGGCTGTAGTTTTACCTGTACCTTGATGCGCCACAATTATTAATTGACTTACTAATGTGGAATCACTTTTTTGTTGTTCTTTTGGTAATATAATTGCCAATTTTTCTTCATTTTACTTTACCTTTTCAATCTTAAATTACTCTTTCTTTCTTATAATTTAATTTAACCACCTTTATATTTATTATATAATAAAGGATTTTGTATAAACTCCTCTACAGGAGGTAACTCTTCAAAGTGATTTGACTCACCTTTGAAATATAATGGTATTTTTAAATTACTTCTCCCAATTCTATTCTTTAATATAGAAAGTTGACGATAGTTATCTTTTAAAACTTTTATATTATAACCATTGTGTACTTCTATACCATATCTATCAGGTGCAAATAATCCTAATACAACTAATGCATCTCTTTGAGTCATTTTATTATCACCTAATCCATCTAGACTAGGTTCTAATTTACTCTCAATAGATTTACCACTAATTGTAAACTGTTGTTTCTCACTTTCACTAGATTGTTGTTGAATATTAACTACTATATATTTCCAATGTTTAGTAATTTGTTTTCTACAATAATCCACACTCCACTTACTCATAGTCTGATGTTTATTCATACCTGATTCTTCACCTAATAAGCTAATATGGTCTGTTAAGACAATAACATATTCATTTGGATCATTAGGTTCATAATGAGAATAAACTCTCTCATTAGTCTTCTTTTCATTTCCAAAGGAATCCTTTTCAGTAAATTCTCTAGTAGTATGAATATGTTTACCATGTTGTTCAGAATAATCTCTACAGTATTTATATATACCTGTAGGATTTGATACAGAATCAATTACTTCAACACAATTAAATAAATCATTAAAATATTCTTGACACTCTTTTAATTTATCTAATATATCTTGACTTAATGAATTCTTATACATACTTCTTAATTGTAGAGTATCAATTGATATACCATACTTTTCAAATAAATGGGCAACTATTAAAGAATCAATGAATTCTTCTCTAGATTCCTCTAATGCAAAGTATAATATTTTCAGTTTTAAACCACAATCAGGATTATTCTTAATAAACCTATATGGTGTTAGCACGAACATATGTTTAGCTAATTGGGTTTTACCAATCCCGCTATTTGCGGACACAATATAATAAGTACCTTTAACAATTCCAGGTAAATATTTACTTAATCTGGGATATGCTTCGTAGAATGGGATACAATTTAATTTACCATTATCTACATGTTTTTTAGCTTCTTCAAGCTGTCTTAATCTTTCACTATACACTATATTACTTCACTTGACCAGTCTTTGTTTTCAATAACACTAGAAGACATATCATCTAATAATGTTTCATAGTAAGCTTGATTTAACCAAGTAGAAGAATTTTTCATGAATTTAAATTTATTTTCTTTATAAGTTGTAGCTGA